AGTTTAGACTTGCTGCTGAAAATAAGATACCTGGATATCCTGACGACGCAGAAGATATTGTTATTCCTAAAAGACAACTTTATAGACAAGGATTTAATTTAGTTGATACAAATTTTATCTATAGAGGAACATCTCAAGAAGCACTATCATTGATAGATCCAGATGGCCAAGCTTATACGTCTGCAGACTTTTTACCTACAGGTTCAAATGGCGAAACAACAGGTAGTATTCGAATTAAAAATAGTGCAGGCCTTAGTATAGGTATTGCAGATACAGAATATATGACACTAAAGATTGTAGGCACTACTACAACTTTAGAAACCCAACAAAGTGGAACAGATGTTGCTATTAGAACACGATCAGGCAACGCATTTAGTGATGCTGTAAAAATTATTTCAGCAACTAAAAAAATTGGTTTATTTAATAGTAATCCTCAGTATACTTTAGACATTAACGGCGATTTTCATACAACTGGTAATACTGTAATCGAAGGTGACTTAACAGTTAACGGAAATGCAACTTATGTTAACGTGTCTACAATTCAAGTTGAAGATAAAAATATAGAATTAGGCATAACAGATGGTAATATAGGCACTGATGTAGATATTGACAACGGCGGCTTAATACTTAAATCATCTGATGGCGATAAAACTATATTGTTTAACAATACAAATGATAGTTTTGATACTAATTTAAATCTAAATTTAACAACTAGTAATGAATACAGAATAAACAATGTGTCTGTACTAAACTCTACGGCACTTGGTACTGGTATTACAACTGCTATAGGACTATCTCAAATTGGTACTCTTGTAGATTTACAAGTTGACAATATTACTCTTGACGGAAACACTATTTCAACTAGTATAACTGGATTAACTATAGACCCGTCAGGACCGATTAGTGTATCAGATACACTAATTAAAAATGTGTTAGATCCTGTTGATAACCAAGACTCGGCAACAAAGGCTTATGTAGATAGAGAAATAGATTCAGAACCAGTTGTTTTTATGCTTGACACTACAGGGTTAAGTGCGCCAACTTCTGGCAACCCATATAATGATGTTGCTGGCATTTTAGAAACATTATATCCGGCAACCGAAAAAGAAGACGGAACACGAGCAAGAATTCATTGTACTTCGTATACAGGTGTTACAGTAACAGGTATTGATGTGCAGTCAGCAATGAGTAAGAGTTATTTGTCAGTATTAACAGACGACTCAACAGCGCAATCAGTTGTACAAGACATTAACTTTAGTCCTGTTAATGCTAATGCAAACTTAACACCAACTAGGCAAACTATGACATTTGAAGTAGTTGGATCAGTTTGGAATTGGATTGGCACAGCATAATATTTTGAATTACGATAAATACAACATATAACAGGGGTTACAGCAAATGGCTTATACTATCGATAGATACAACAGACAAGTTTTAACAGTCGTCGAGGACGGTACGTTAGATCAAACCACCGACATTAAGCTTGTTGGTAAAAACTACGCCGGATATGGCGAAATTCAAAACGAAAATTTTGTATACTTACTAGAAAACTTTTCAGGAACAACAGCACCGCCAAAGGCAATTAGCGGACAAATTTGGTTCGATTCTAGTGCAAGTAAACTGAAGTTTTATGATGGTACAAAATGGCGTACAACGGGCGGCGCTGAAGTACTATCAACTGCACCTTCAGGGTTAACAGAAGGTGATTTTTGGTGGGATACAAACAATGAACAATTATATGCATACAATGGTTCTGATTTTGTACTAGTAGGCCCGCAAGATGCAGGCGATGGTGTAACACAAATGCAATCGCGTTCTGTGCGTAATACCCTTGGTCAAAATAAATCTGTTATTGTATCTGTTATTAATGACACTATTGTACATGTTATATCTAATGAAGAATTTACTATTGATAGCTCTGATGCTGAAAACAGAATTCCGGGTTTTGATGTCATTAAAAAGGGAATAACTCTTGTTAACACATTAGCGTCTACTAATGGCGTAACGTCAACAGATCATATTCTTTGGGGAACAGTATCTAACTCCAAAAAATTAAACGGCATTGACGCCTCGGCATATGTTGTATCTTCTCCAGGCCAGCCTACAAGCTTTTCTAATCTAGTAGAATTTAGTGATGTAGGTTACGCATTAGGCGATTCAAATGATTTACGTTGCTTTATCGAAAACGATAACGAAGGTGTACTACAAAATACTGCTTCAAAAATTACATTTAAAGCCCTAACGCTTAATAGTGCTGACACAAATAGGCCTTCAGAAACACCAGGATCGTTTGCAATTAAATCCAATTCTTTCGAACCTGGATTTAATGCAGACGGTGTAACAATTTCAACAGTTGATTTAGGTGCAGATAATGCTAGATTTAATAGAGTTTACTCTTCTAACTTTATTGGAACAAGCGAAAAAGCATCAGCACTTATAGTTAATGGCCAAAGTAGATCAGGTGACACTGCTATTGTTGCAAACACAGTTGCAGTTAGAGATGCAAGTGGAGACTTGCGTGCTAATTTATTTAGAGGAACGGCTCTTACTGCAAAATATGCTGACCTTGCAGAAAAATATACAACTGCGGGAGATTTAATACCCGGGACAGTAGTTGCAGTNTGCATGCATGAAGATCACGAAGTAGAAGCAGCACAAGTAGGAATGATTGCAATGGGTGTAGTTTCTACACAACCTGCACTTATAATGAATGAAGATCTAGACGGCCAAGCAATTGCACTTAAAGGACGAGTTCCAGTACGTGTTATCGGTGCTGTTAAAAAAGGACAGGTAGTATATGTTAATAAAGACGGATGCGCAAGTACTCAGATCAACGGCGGATCTAAAGTAGGTATTGCTTTAGAGACAAACAATTTAGAAGAAGAAAAATTAGTTGAGTGCGTATTAAAAACATAAATATATACGTATATAATGAGGAATTAAGAAATGGCAGTTAATCCAGGTGATTCAATTACAGCGGCACAATACAACGGCTTGCAAAGTAGAGTAGAACAAGTTTTAGGAACCGGCACTGGAGATTTTGGATACGGACAATCAGTAACCAGTTCTCAGATATCTGCACCTTCTTCTCCCGGCGCCGGAGACGGTGATTCAATCACAGCAGCACAACTAGATAACATTCGTACTGATATGAATAAAGCTTGGGTTCATCAAACCGGACTAAATATTTCTTTAAGAAATATCGCTGNTGGCGATGTTATTGGTGCAGATGTTAGTGGCACGGATATTACTTACAGTCTAGTAGATAACTCATACACAATTGATNATAGTGATAACACAGGCGGTTTTAATGATTATCTAGCAAAAATGGATGAATTAGAAACTAATCGCTTTGATATCGATCCCGGTGAAGATACTATTGCAGATATAGCTACTTCTACTAGAACATCTTCTTGGAACGGTACTATTAACTGCATATTCCAGTGCACATTTACTAGTGCCGATGCACGAAGACATTTTTTTAATAGTGGCGGCCAAATTAGATTTTCATCAGCAGGAGCTAACGGATCTGGGTCAAAATCGTCTGATTGGGCAACAATTATATCTAATCCTGGACAAATACAGTTTGGTTATAATTATACAACTGTTACTGGATCAACGTCCGGTGTTACATTAGCTACTTTTGGAAACGACGGGTTAACAGCTAGTTATCAAACTATTTTTGAAAAACAAGGTTCTGCCGCAGTATATGCTGAAAACCGATATAAAATTGAAGCTAGNGCTACTAACAGCAGCACACTTGAATTCCGTGTATCGTTTGAAGACAACGATGCTGGTGACCAACAATCGATTCCGCCAGCGCCTTTTGGTCCTGCAGAAGACGAAAATGTAAATTTAGATATTACAACTACATTGGCAACTAGACGTGCGTCAGGATCAAATGTTAGTGTAGTAAATCCGGCAATTTCTGTAACAGACGACTTATAATAGACTTGACAAGCTCCTATCTTTAGTGTATAATACTACTAAATGAATAGGAGTTTCTTATGGACGAACGATTAGAGAAAGCGTTAGACTACTCTAACTACATGGTCACATTAAACAATCAAAAACGTGTATTAAAAGAAAAGTTTCGAGAACAAACAATATTTTACTATAACGGCGGCCAGTTTACAATAACTAAAGATTTGATTATGTGGTGTGTCTGGATGTGCGATACAGATAATAATGTAGATCAAGTTATTGTCGACGATAACGAAACACCGATATCAGTAACAGATGTTACAACTTTTTTAGATGATATTCAAGATTTATACTTTAAAGCTGTAAACGAATATCATGCAGAATACAAAAAATTAAGTTCTAATAGAAGTGTAGAGAAACTAGTAGAATATGAATAAAGGTGTTTTAGTTTTTGCTCGAAATAATGCACAAATAGATTATTGTAAACAAGCGTATTCGCTTGCGCTACGTGTGCGTAAGTATTTAAACTTGCCTACAACTATTGTAACTGATAGTACTGCGTTTCTGTTATCAGAATACCCTGATGCCGAAAACGTGTTTGATAATATTATTAGCATTGTCTGGAAAGATGAAGATCTTAAAGAAAATACTACTTTTAGTAAACACGAAAATCATAAAATTAGAACATTTTACGATGGTACATTAATAGAGAAAAAATTACAATTTAAAAATGAAACTCGTACACTTGCGTATGAACTAAGTCCGTATGACGAAACTCTAATGTTAGACACNGACGTTGTTATTTGTAATGATGTTTTTAATAATTGTTTTTCTCAACCGCATAATTTTTTAATATATCAAGACTCGTATGATTTAGCAGACATTAATAGATCAAATGTATTCAACCGTATTTCGGACACTAGTGTTGATTTTTATTGGGCAACTTGCGTATACTTCAAAAAAACATTAGAAAACAAAGTATTTTTTAATCTATTACAGCATATACAAGAAAATTGGACACATTATAATAATATTTTTCAGATAAACAGTCCTTATTATAGAAATGACTATAGTTTTAGTATTGCAATACATATTATGAATGGTTATCAAAAAGGCGATTTTGCAAAGCGCATGCCCGGAGTATTGTATTTTACAACAGACAAAAGTATTTTATGGGAAATGACAGATAACGAGTTATTCTTACTGTTAGAAAAAGAAAAATATAAAGGTGAATATGTGCCTCTTCGCATTAAAGATGCAAATGTGCATGTAATGAACAAATTTAGTTTAAACAGGTGTATTGATGAGCAGTAAAGGGTTTTTAATTTACGCTTCCGGTGAAGAATATGTTAAGCAAGCATACTTGTGTGCGTTAAGTATTGTTGCTAGTGAAAATCGGTATCCTATAAGTATAGTAACGGATACAGAATTAACAGAAAAGTATAAAAAAGTTTTTGATAAAGTTATCGAAACACCGTGGAATAATCCTACAAAAAGTAGATTTCATACAGAAAACAGATGGAAACTTTATCATGCTACTCCGTATGAAGAAACAATTGTATTAGATAGCGATGTTTTGATACAACAAGATTTAGAGTCTTTTTGGACACTAATGAAAAACTATGATCTATATTATCCAACTCGTGTGTTTACATATCGTAAGGATTTAGTAACTAGTAATTATTATAGAAAAGCATTTGTAGCTAACAGTTTACCTAATGTATATAATACTTTACATTTTTTTAGAAAATGTGATAAAAGTAAAGAATATTATGCATGGTTAGAAACTATTTCTAACAATTGGGAATTATTTTATGGAAAATTTTGTAAAGAATATTATCCTAAACAACCTAGCATGGACATAACATGTGCTATTGCAGCTAAAATAATGGACATTGATACAGAAATTACAAATGTAAAAATGGACTTACCTATGATTGTACACATGAAACCGGCTATACAACGGTGGGAAAATGCAATATCTAAATGGCAAGACAGAGTTGGTGTGTATGTTAACAAAAAATTAAATTTAAAAGTAGGAAATCATTTACAAGATACTGTGTTTCATTATACAGAAAATGACTTTGTTACAGATGATATAATAAGGAAGTACGAATCATGTCTGACCGAATAGCATATGTTATTTTTAATAAAGAAACTGGTAGTATTTCTAGTATAACTAATGAAATATTAGAGACTGAAAATTTTATTCAAGTGTCACTTGACGATGTGTTGCATCTTAAAAATGGTCAAGAGTCATTAACAAGTTATCATGTACAGTATAATCCTAAAACTAAAGAGCTCGAACTCCAATCTAAAAATGAATTTGCATTAGATGCGGTTACAGTAAAGGATTTCATCTACGAGATTCCAGAAAACAACATCGATGACGCAGATGTACAAATTATACAAGACATTCCGAATACTTGTTGGAAAGTTATGCTAGGCAATTCTCTTAAAGAAAATATTAAGAAAAAAGGAATTAATTTAAACGTAAATTTCTTGTTTAGTATTACTGACAAAGGCGATCCCAACGTACTTTATAAAACTCTTTCTGTGCATATTGGAAAAACACTTAGTGATAACTACTGTATAGTTCCATTTGATATGCCGTTTGAGCTCACAGACAGTTCTATAAGCATATATACATCTAGAAGATTTGATACCTATCAATTTAAGAGGATTTTCGATGAGTAAAATTAAAATTGTCGACCAAGATATTATATTTTTAAGCTACGACGAACCCAATGCAGAAAAAAATTACGCAGACTTGTGTAGCAAGATTCCTTGGGCTAAACGTGTACACGGTGTAGAAGGATCAGATGCTGCACATAAGGCTTGCGCAGACCTAAGCGAAACTGAATATTTTGTTACTGTAGATGCAGATAACATTATTGATCAAGAATTTCTTAATCAAGAAGTAGACTATGAAGAATTGGGACTATCACCTGACCATGTGTTTAGCTGGTGCGGCAAGGTACATGTTAACGGGTTAATGTACGGAAATGGCGGCCTCAAAATGTGGACACGTAAATTTGTCCATAATATGAAAACACATGAAAACAGTACTGATGGAGATCAACGCGGCAAGGTTGAATTTTGTTTTGACGACAAATATCATCAGTTTAATGAAAATTTTAGTACTAGCTATACTAACGCAACTGCCTGGCAAGCTTGGAGAGCAGGATTTCGAGAAGGCGTTAAAATGAGCTTAGATCAGGG